ACCATGAGAGCATGGTGCTGCGTGTCGCAGTGCGTGCGGAGGATGGGGGACTATGCCCCCAATGCTTATGCCGTGACCGCTTCGCGCTTGACGCGGCGAGCTTTCTTGGGCTCCTCGGCCGGGGCCTCGGTGGCGGGCGCGTCCTTGACGGGGGCCGCTTGCTCGACCGAACGGGGGGTCAACTCCAGCACGAAGGCTGGATTCTTCACCATTTCGGTGTAGGTCGCCTCGGTGAGCTCAACCCAATGCTGGTAGTCGCCGGCCATGAAGTAGGCGTAGAAGCGCATCGCGCTACCCTTGCCCTGACCCTTCGTGAGGCGCGAAGGGGAGATTTCACCGCCGAATTTCACCTGCTTGGCGCTGTTCGCCCGGTCCCAAGTTTTCGGCTTGACCTGGTAGGAGTAGGGGGAAACGTTACCGATGATGGTGGCGGAAGCGGCGACGATGACGTTGGAAGTAGACATGGTTGGTTCTCGGTTGGTTTGCGATCAGGGAGATTCCCGACCGCTGAAGCTAGTATACGTGTTTTCGGGTGAGTCGTACCTAGGGAAAACCCTAGGTTCAAGAAATATTTTTTCGCAACCGGGTAGCAGAAACGCGCGATGCGCGAGCGCGCGCGTATACCCTGAACAGGCCCCGCAGTCTATAGGGGGAAATACCTATAGACTGCGCAGGGGAAACAGTATAGGGGCTCACGCAGCACACATCACCACATGGTGCATGGTGCATGGCACATGCCACGGCAATGAGGGGGGAAATCACCACTCCTGACAGGATTCAGCGGGGCTGAAATGCCTGTCCTGACACTGATTGCGGGTGTCAAAAGAGGCCGGGGCCGGTTACCGGTTACCGGTTACTGGGGGGGGTCTATCCGTTTTAAAAAAACTTTGTCCTCGCCCCTTATATAGACCTTTTAAACCAGTAACCGGTAACCCAGTAACTAACAAGAAAAACTCCTTTAAAAACAAAGACTTACGAGGTTACTGGGGCCGGTTACTGGTCGGTTACTGGACCCCTTTTGCTCAATATTTCCCGCTTGGCACCACGCCGGACCACGAGTTGAACGCCTTCTCTGCGGCTGTCATCCGGTCCAAAAGCCACTTATTATCCACCGCACAAACGGCAGTATCTAGGGTATTCCCTTGGTCCTTGACACGCTTCTCCGGTAACCGATCCCGACCGGCGCGCACAAATATAGGCACACGCTTAGAGCTGGCCTCGCCGGGTACTTTCATGACGTGGGTAATATACTGGCCATTAGTAAGTTTCACCTTGTCCTTGAACCGGCCAGCGAGGAGCTTACAATCGGGGGACCTCATTATCATGGGGCCAAAGACCCAGACGCCCTCGGGGTCGGCAAGGAACGCCTCCCAGACTTGGGTGAAGAACTCCACAGTCTTGGAGGTGGAGGCCTCAACAATATCCATCATGGCGGCGGTCTTGGGGACGTGCGCGGTAGGAACCCAATCGCTGAGGTCGAGCGAGCCCAAATGCCAGCGTAGCATTCGCAGCCCCTCCGCGCTCCTGAGGAGCTTAGCAATTACGAGGTTAACCCATTGGGCCCACTCTCCTCTCTCATCCTCCTCCGTGAGGACGGGCTCCATCACGAAGAACCGGCGGTTATGCTCATCGAGAACAATGGGGCTGATGTGGTTAGAGGTTATGAATATGCGAGCATAGTTCTTCACGATGATCGTGTCCCGCCCCTTCAGCGTCACGGTACACTCGTCTGCCGTGACGAGGTTCTTCAACGCCGAGTCGTGCTCCTTCCTGACGTCATTGGCCTCGTCCACTTGTACCAACACGCGATCCCCGAGCAGAGCGTTGAAGTGATGGGTCACGTCCCCTAGGCCCATCCGAGCGGAGTGCTTCGGCCCCACCATGTCCCTGAGGACTTCCCCTAGCAGGCTCTTCCCCACGCCATTGAGAGAGCAGCGGAGGAGCATTGCTATAGTTGTCTTCCTGCCGGGGTTCTGGTAGAGATCAGCAGCCCACTTCTCGAAGTATTCCCACCCGTCGCCGCAGAGGCCTTTGATGAACTTCCGCCACTCGCTCACCAGCTCACGATACCGCTCGCCCTCTCCTGGGCCGACCCAGCCCTCAATTGTCATCCCCTCCCACCGGTTGTAGGTGCCCTCAGCTTGACATAGCCCTGGGGCGGTGGAGGGCTCAAACACCCAGCGGCTGAACTCGGGCCGGTCCTCATGCTCAAGATAAACCGGGGCATACTTGAGGACTGTCTCTACCAGCTTGCCTCCCTTCTCAATCAGCACCTTCTGCTTACAGTTCGCCTCGACATCCTTGAACTCGACCGTCTTGTAGAAGTGGCCCGTCTTGACGTTTACCACTCCTGGCTTCTCCCCACGGTAGAACGCATAGGTGTCCATGAGGTACGCCAATCCTGCGCTTTCGATGGGGTCGGCAAACTGCGCTAACAGCTCCTTCCATGTCCCCCCGGCCTCGATGTAGTCATCGAGCCCCATCTTGGCGTCGGGGTTGCTCTCCCGCGCCTTGGTGAAGGTCGCCGTCCGAGCAATGAAGAGGAGAATGGGCTTACCGCCTTGAGAGTAGACCTTGTTCGCCAATCGCTTGGCGGCTCCCTCCACGCCACGGACCCCACCCTTGAGCGGGGTGTCGTAAGTGCTCTCCTTGTCCGCGTCAAAGGCGATGTAGAACGTCCTTCCCAGGACATCCATATCCATACCCTCGGGCCAAGTAGTCTTGCGGGCGTGGAACATCCAGACGCCACCTAGGCCAATACAGGGCTGCTTCCACGCAGAGCAGACCTTGATCGCCTTGTACTCGCCTTCAGTGATGATTACGGGCACTTCCGGGTTGCCGTGTACGGCTACCCAGTCGATCCCCACCCCTCGTGGCAGATAGGCAAACTCGCCCTTCCTGTAGGGGCCGCGATACTTGGGGTAATCATCCCAGTCACCTTCTGGGGGGGACCAACCAGGGGTGTAGTTCACACGGAAGCGGTAGAACTGCGGCTCGCCAAGCGGGTGGCCGTCCGCATCGAAGTACGGCAGGGCTTCAAGGAATGAGATGCTTCCCTTTGCCTTGTACCCTAGGTGCCTGAACGCTTCCTCGACGACCATGGGGCCAAGTTCAAGCGTTACAGCTTGCTCCTTGGTAATCCCACGCTTGTTGAGTATCTCGGCCAGCTTATTAATTGAGGTGGGGAACGGGCTAGACACTGGCGGCCTCCTGCTGAATCCTAGGCTTGCGCGCCTTACGCATCTCAGCTACCTTAGCAGCTGCTAACTTCAGAATGGACTTGTTGTATACGCGCATACCCTCGATCTTCATATGCGGTACGTCATGCTTAACAACTACGTCATTGACGGCGCTGATATGCACTTTGAGAATGCGGGACGCCTCCCCCAGGCTACACCAGTCCTCTGGGATGAGAGGACGCTTATGGGCAAACTTATCGCTCATACGAAACTCCTAGACGGCGGGGAGCTTTAAGTATACTCGCGGGCGGGCGCGTTTCCTAACTACCGCAGTCGAGCCCAAGAGATTCCAGGAAAAACCCCTTCCGCACCAGAGTTTTCCAGAGTATAGTCGAGCTACCGACCGAGCGGACCTCGGAGCAGGTCAGGAGACCTAAATGGAACTGAAGAACCGCCTTCTGGAGCAAATCTCGGCGAAGGCCGAGAAGATGCGAAACATTAAAACTTGGCTTCGCTCCCCAGCGATGGTCAAGTTGCTGGAAACAACGGACTACCTCGCCAAGAAGCACGAAGCGATTGTCTCGGAGTCTCCTGACGTGTACGGGACGTATATCAACCTGACCCTGAAAGACCTCTCTGGTCTGAAGGACGAGGGGCTGGCCGCTCTGCTCGACGGGTTCGTGTGCTCTAACCCTGACGGGACGTACAGCTACGACGATGCCAACTCGTTCTCCCGCTCGTATCAGTTCTCGTGGACCGGCCCGGAGTTTGGTGACTTCCGCCCCGCCCTCCATATCACGGTGACGGCGAACTTCAAGCAGGACTCGGAGACTTGCTCCCGCGTCATCGTCGGCTACACCGAGGCGCGTGAGGAGAAGCCCAAGCCGATCTACGCGCTCAAGTGCGAAGGTGAAGAGGTGACTGGATGAGCGACCCTACACTCTACGGGGCCGGCAAGGTCCACGTGCCCTTCTTCGCGGTCGTGGGTGACCAGCAAGAGATCATCCGTCCCGACGGGTCGGTGGTCGCCGTGGTCCCGATCCACACCATCGACGCGATCCTCTTGGAGCTGAACACGCTGTTGGGGGAAATCGTATGACCCTCGACGATAACCAAGCGAAGTCGGTGGCCTGGGCGATTACGTCCCTCAAGACGGTCTACGGCCCCAACCGGCCGGTACACGTGGAGGGCCACCTGAAGGAACTCCAGGCGATGGTCACCACCTGGTACCAACAGCAGGTAATGAAGCGCGACATTCTGGAGAGCAAGCCGTGAAGTGGACCATTCTTCTCGCCGCCTTTGTACTATTCATTACCTTCTTGCTCGGCATCACGGGCAAGTGGGACTATGAAGAAGCCCGTCGCCAAGAGTGCGACGAGCGTTACCACCAAGCATATGATCCGGACAAGGACATCTGCTACAACGAGAACCTGGAGAAACGATAATGGCCAAGCAACGCCCCTTCCGCACGTTCTACTCGGACGGCACCGTAGGCTGTGCCTCTACCGCCCATCGGGCTTCTCTGAGGGCCTTCCGCAAGGTCATCGAGGGCGGTTGTAAGCAGGCCGAGGTCGTCAACCAAGATAGCAAATCAGTCATGACCGTCTGGCGCAACGCCCGTCAGGTTATGGTCCATATCTCACGCCCCAAGGATCTGAAATGAGCGGTCAAGAACTGTACGAGTTCTACCTCGTCATGTGTAAGCGCCACGGAATCACGGGCTACAAGGCTAAGTGGGAGCTGTTGTTGCCCCAACAGAAGCAGCTCTGGATCGACATGACCGATCTGCTCTGCCCCGAACTCTCTGATGAAGCAAAGGAAGTCCTCAATGGATAAGAACATCGCCGCGCTGATGCGCAACGACACCCGTACCGTACTGGTCAACTTCAATATGGGCGTTGACGACGAGGACGTCACCGACCAGGTGCTGAAGACCTACGACCAACAGTTCAAGCGGCCGACCCGTGCGGTCTCACGTGGCTACACCTACGTCACTGACCTCCCGCTTGCCGCCGGTGACCTGGTCGTGGTGAACGCCTCGGGGACCATGAAGCTCGCCACGGTGATAGAGGTCCACGATGACGTCACCATCGAGCCGAACTCCAACATCAGCTACAAGTGGGTCGTGGCCCGCGTCGACCTGAGCTACTACGAGGCTCTGGTGGCCAAGAACAAGACCATTACTGACGCGGTGGCGGAAGCCTACAAGGCTAACCTGCGCCGCTCGTTCGCCCAGCAAATCTTGTCCGGCATGCCGGAGGATCAACGCCTTGCCCTGGAGAAGCTGACAAATGGCTGACGAACGCGACATGCTCCGCGCATTCAATCGCGGAATTGACGGGATAGTGCGGGCCATTACACCGGAGGAGGACGATTGCGAGTGCTACGTCCGTCGCCCGCGCCGCCGGTACACCTACCGAGAGCAGTGGGAGGACGCGGGCAACTTCGAGAGACTCTGTATGATCGTCGAGACAGCGTTCGGCCTCTTTCTCTTCTCCATCGCCGCCTTCGTGGTCCTGTCGATCCTCTTTGTCGTTCTGATTAAGTAATCATGCCTAGTAATCGCATCACCATCGCGGCTCAATGGGCCGAGTTCTCCAGGAAGGTGTTCCAAGACCGGAAGCCTGGTCCGATACAGTACCAGGAAATGCGCCGGGCATTCTATGCCGGTGTGGCCGGTATGATCGAAATCAACCTCCAGATCGCCAGCGTTATTGACGACGACGAGGAGGGGGTCAAGGCCCTCAAGGCCGTGACGAAGGAGGTTGAAGACTTCGCAATGGAAATTCGACGAGGCAACGCATAATGATGGAACTCCTCCTTGTCCTCATGTTCGCAGTAATCGGCTATGCCGTCTTTGGCTGGCTCGGGGCACTCGGAGGGCTCCTGGGCATCTTCATGCTCTTTTGTTATTGGGAGGACAACTCCTGAAACCGTAGCCGGTGCGGACCACCGGTAATCCAAGCACGAAAGTAGACAATGAGCAACAACCAAGCAATCCTGAGCGAGTATGACTTCATCGTTGTGTTCGACACGAGCGGCTCCATGGCCGATACGGTCAAGGCTGGCTCCAGCGTGTCCCGTTGGACCCACATGCAAGAGTCGATCCGCACCCTGATCCGCGACCTGTCGAAGATCGACGCGGACGGCATCGGCATGGTCCAACTCGGCGGCAACGTCCAAAGCTGGGACAACGTCACCGAGGAGAACGCCCTGGCGATCTTCAAGGACCTGTCCCCGCGTGGCACGACCCCGCTGGCCGAGGCCCTGACCGGCGCCCTCAAGCTGGCCGGCAAGAGCGACAAGAAGGACTTCATCGTGGTCTACACCGACGGTGTCCCCAACGATGAAGCGGCCGTCAAGAAGGTCATCCTGAACCAGGCGAACTCGCAGCAGACCGATGACGCGTGCACGATCCTGTTCGTCCAGGTGGGCGACGATGCGGCCGCGACCAAGTTCCTGCGCGATCTGGACGACAACCTGAAGGGCGCCAAGTTCGACATCGTCGACGCCAAGACGGTGGAAGAGGCCGACCAGTTCGCCTCGACCGCTGACCTGATCGTCGCCGCGATCAACGACTGATCGTTGTAACCCTGGGGGCTTCGGCCCCCATTTCACCTAGGAGACTAACGTGGTCGACTTCATTCTGTTTGTGTTCATCTGTCTCGTGTTCTTTGTCGGACTCTGGTTCGGCATCTACCTGGGGCGCACTTACCAGACGTTCGCTATGGCGTGGGCGGCGGGTAAGGCATGGGTCAAGGACCGGATGTAACGGTCACGCTGGTCCCACACTTCTACAAGGAAACCAATGAACAAGCTCCGCCGCTCCGCCATCCAGGCCTGTATCCACGACATCCACAACATGGTCGCCATCACGGCCGACTTCGACACGTTCACCGAGGGCGAGGGTGTCGAGTCCATCGAGATCATCAAGACCAAGGTCGAGGGTATCAAGGACGAGGAACAGCAGTTCTACGACAACATGCCCGGCGCCCTCCAAGACGGCAGCAAGGGCGAGGGTGCTCTGGCCGCTGTCGAGCTTCTCCAGGAGGTGGAGGACAGCCTGGACCAACTCGACATTGACGAGGAGGACTTCGATGGCGAAGCACTCTCCGAGGTCTTGGACGCTCTGTGCGACCAACTGGAGGAAGCAGCCGCCTAAACACAATCGAAAGCACTAGACTTTTGTACGGGCAGCGGTATAATCCGTAACACGCCCCCAGCCTTTGGTTGGGGGTGCCTTCCCCACTCCTACCATCTAAGGATGTATCATGACCGAAGAAACCCAAGCTGGCGCCGCCACCACTGACACTGCCGTCGCTGAAGCCCCCAAGACCAAGGCCCCCCGTGTGGTCGCCCCCAAGCTGCTCCTGAAGGCCGAGGGCGTCGAGCTGGTCGTGGCCAAGTACCCGATGCCGGTGAAGGCCCCCCGCTTTGAACTGTCGATCAACGGGGCCGTCTGCGTCGCCGCCCAGACCACGTTCAAGGACTACAAGTACACGTACTTCGTGTACAACGGCGTGGACTTCTGGGTCGTGGGCCACATCGACCAGAACGTCGAGTACACCTTTGAGCACCCTGCGGACTACAAGTTCGAGGCTCTGAAGCTGGACCGCAAGGTCCAGGCCGACGCGGCGAAGGCGGCGAAGGCGGCGAAGAAAGCGGAACAGGCCTCTGCAAGCCCGGAATCAGCGGTAGAAGGCGACGAATCCGGCGCGGCGACCGAGGGTAGCCCCGACGCTTCCGACGCCTCTACGGCCCCGGATTCGGCTTCGGCTGAAGCCCCCAAGAAGGGCAAGAAGGCCAGCCGATAAGGTTCGCCTGCGGACCCCTGTTCGGGTAGAATAGGGGTTCCCCTTCACTACTGGAGCCCGTATGTCCGTACCATCCGCATCCGACATCCTTGCCGTGCGCAAGAGGCGTCTGTCCCTTCAGCGAGAAGCTGACCTTCTGGAGCAGGAGGAGAAGGGCCTGACCGGCCTCCTGATCGCCCACATGAACGTCCACGGCATCGAGCTGTTCAAGGACGGCGACGACGAGGTGTCCCTCGTCACTACCGAGGAGCCCAACGTCACCGACTGGCCGAAGCTGCTCGACTTCATCGTGACGACCGGCTCGGTTGACCTTCTTCAGAAGCGCGTCACCGCTTCTGCCGTCAAGGCCCGTTGGGCCGATGACGTGGAAATCCCTGGTGTGACGACCGCAAAGAAGCAAGTCCTCAAGTTCAACGTCTAGGAGTCTACATGTCTACCAAGAAAGAAGAACCCACCCCGGCCACCCCGCCGGTCGTTGCCAAGACAACCGCCGTGGCTATGCCCGGCTCGTGGCGCGACCGAATGAAGGCCGTGGCGGTGAAGACAGCTGAGACCGAGGCCCCATCCGGTGGCTTCATCAGCTTCAAGTCGGGCCGTCTCACCATCGGTGATCAGCTGATGCCCGGCGACAAGATCGAGTGCATCGTCGTGGACACCCTGCTCCACAACAAGTACTTCGACACCCCGTACAACGCCAACAAGGTCGTCCCCCCGGCCTGCTATGCGTTCGCCCGCGAGGAGGTGGAGTTGGCCCCCTCGCAGGGAGATGGGAAGGACAACCCCGGCGCTGAAGACCCGCAGTCGGAGTACTGCCTCGACTGTCCGATGAACGAGTGGGGCTCGGACCCCAAGGGCGGCAGGGGCAAGGCTTGTACCAACTCCCGTCGCCTGTTCTTGCTCCCCGCAGACGTGATCAACTCCCCCGACAAGGCCAGCCGGGCAGACTTCATCCAGTGCGATCTGCCCCCTACCTCGGTGCGGAACTACTCCAAGTTCGCAAATGAGGCCGCTGCCGCCGGGGCCGCACCGTTCCAGTTCGTGGTAGAGCTGTCGGTCAAGCCCCACGACAAGACGTTGTTCCAGGTCTACTTCAAGCCCATGGAGCAGATCAAGGACGAGGCGATCCTGGAGGCGTTGGCCAAGCGGAACTGGACGAACGAGCAGCAGCCGATGCCGGTGTATCCGACCAAGGACGAGTTGGCCGAGCGCGACAACGGCGGCACGAAGTCGGGCAAGTACTGATGCTTCCCGAGCAGATCAAGTTAGCGTTGGATATTGCGACGTTAATTATGGTAGTGTGTACCACACTGCTTACGATAGTTGGTACGGCGGTCGTATTGGTCTGGTGTTGCGACCAGGTTAAGCACAGATTCCGAGCACGCCGCTGACGCTGCGGCACGACTAGCAGGTAGAGAGGTCACAGCCGCCAAGTTGGGACCAGGTGTCGTTAACAACCCCTGCAGCTAGAGTTTGGAGTCTTTGGTGGGACCTTCATCCACCCAGGTTCTCGCCAGATGATCTAGCCGACTGGCCCCCGTAAGGGGCCTCTTTCAATTCTGATAGGAGAACCAGTGACAAAGTTCTACAAGAAGGTACTCACCGTGGACGTCATTGAGTGGCCCGGCGAGATGACCCCGGAGCTCAGGACGTTTCTACAACACGACGCATACGAGAACCACGTAGGCTGGAACATCGTCTGCGTCGGCGGGCTCACAAGACCCCAGAAGGGAGACTGGATCGTCAGAGACGAGAACGGCGTCGTGTCTGTTCTGGCCCCTAACATATTCAAGGAGCGTTATGCGGAGGTGGCTCCGTGAGAGACTACGATCCAGTCACACTTGACTACGAGACAGAGGCCATCGAGGACGGGACTGGGAAGTCACCGAAACCTGTTGGCCTCGCTTTTTGGATACCTGGGGAAGAACCCAAGTACATGGCCTGGGGTCACCCGGAGGATAACAACTGCGAGGAATATGAAGCAAAGCAAGAAGCACATCGACTATGGGATAAGGGAGTCCTGTTCCACCATGGTAAGTTTGACATCGGCGTGGCTATGGAGCATTGGGGGTTTCCGTTCCCAAAGAAGTGGGACGATACCATGTATCAAATCTACCTCCACAACCCACTCGCCAAGTCGGTATCCCTCAAGCCTTCAGCAGAAACCCTCCTTGGAATGCCTCCTGATGAGCAGGATGAGGTCAAGGACTACGTTATGGCACACGGATTCACCAGAAAGGTGTCCGAGGCCGGGGCCTACATCTGTAAGGTGCCAGCTAGAATCGTTGGACCCTATGCCATTGGAGACGTTGTACGGACTCGACTGATCGACGAGAAGCTGTATCCTGAGGTCGTTGAGAGGAAGTGGGAGGAGGCATATCAGCGGGAGCTGCTCCTGGCCCCGATCCTCATGGACATGGAGAAGCGAGGGGTGCGTATCGACCGCCCCAAGCTATGGATGGACATCCAAACGTACTCCGTATTCTTTGAACAAGTCACGGAGTGGATCCAGAAGCGGATCGGGGTCAACTTCAACGTTGACTCTGGGACGGAGCTAGCCAAGGCCCTCATCTCCTCTGGCAAGGTTAACAAGGATGATCTAGATAAGACGCCGACCGGGAAATTCTCAACCGCGAGAGCAAGTCTAGAAGCCGCTGTACAAGACCCGCAACTTCTCGCCGCCCTCCGGTACCGGGGGGCCTTGAAAACCCTGCTAGGGACGTTTATGCGTCCTTGGTACGAAATGTCGGAGCACGACGGGCATCTACACCCCTCCTGGAACCAGGTCCGGGGTGACGAGTATGGGACCAGAACTGGGCGACTGTCCTGTAACGCCCCCAACCTGACGAATGTCCCCACGGAGTTTGAAGACATTGATATGCCCGGCTACCCGCCGATGGTGTTCATGCGTCGGTACATCCTGCCGGATGAGGGGCAGATCATCGTCAGCGCCGACTGGAACGGTCAGGAAATGCGGCTACTCGCCCACTTCGCTGAGGGGCGGGCGGCAGAGATTTACCGTGAGAACCCCCGCGCTGACTTCCACGAGATTGCTCGGGACATTCTACACGACGAGGCTGGGCTGGATTTCCCCCGCAAGAAGATCAAGATCGTGGGCTTCTCCCTCATCTACGGGGCTGGGGTGCCAAATCTAGCCGGTCAGCTGAACATGAAGAACGACATTGGCCGCGTTCGCCAGCTGAGGGACATGTATCTGCGGTCCATCCCCGGCCTGAAGGAGTTCATCGCTGACGTGACCTCCCGCCCCGGCGTCAGGACTTGGGGTGGCCGCTGGATACCGGTGGACAAGCCTGAGGGGACCACTTGGGACTTCTCCTACAAGCTGGCTAACCACCTGATCCAGGGCTCCGCTGCTGACCAACTGAAAGAGTCCATCATCGTCTACCATAAGCTGAACCCCACCGGGCGCTACCTTATGTGCGTACACGACGAGGGTAACATCAGCTCCCCCATTGAGGACGTCAAAGAGAACGTGGAGAAGATGCGAGTAGCCATGGAAGACCTGCCCGGCTTCGACGTGCCTTTTATGATCGAGGTGGACGTAGGCTATGACTGGCATAACCTGAGGAAGTACGCATGAAACCTACACGTTGGAGCTACAGCTCTGTCTCCACCTACGAGTCCTGTCCTGCCAAATGGAAGTACGGCTACATCGACAACCTGCCGAGCCCGCCGAGTGCGGCCATGGCCCGGGGGTCGCGCCTCCATTCTGACTGCGAGAACTACGTCAAGGGTGACCTGATGGTGGTCCCATTTGAGCTCAAGAAGGTCGCCCTGAGATTGGAAGACTACAAGCAGAAGGGTGGCAAGGCTGAGGCGATTTGGCTCCTGGACAAGACATGGAAGCCGAACGCGGACAACCCTTGGATCAAGGGCATTGTTGACCTCCACTACTTCACTCCTGGGGTCATCCAGATCGTGGACTACAAGAGCGGGCGGGAGTACCCAGAGCACCGGGAGCAGCTGGAACTCTACGCCATCATGGGCCTCTGTATGTTCCCAGAGCTCAAGCGGGCCGAGTACACAGCCCTGTACCTTGACGGAGGGTACACCTCCAACGATGGGGCCGTCCTCCGGGGCGACATGCTCGACTCCAAGATGAACAACTGGAACACCAGGGCCATCCGTATCTTTGAGGACAACAAGTACGAGCCCACCCCTAGCGTCCAATCCTGTAAGTGGTGCGATTACAACCGCAAGAAAGGCGGGCCATGTCTAGCCGGCGTCTAGAAACTGATATACAAGCGGAAGTCACGGCTGGGGCAAAGGAACTCCACTTTATTCCGCTTAGAATAAACGTTGTCGGCCGGAAGGGTTGGCCAGACTACGCCTATGGGTACAAGGGCCGTATGTGCTTCGTAGAGTTCAAGCGGCCAGGAGAAAGGCCTGAGCCGTTACAGGAGCACGTACACCAAATCCTACGCGAACACGGGTTCTACGTGTTCGTTGTAGACAACGCCGATTACGGCATGACCTTACTGAGAGCTTGGAAAAATGACATCGACAGTTATTGACACCTGGCAGAAGTTCGCGGACATCCATATCTTGGACAAGGAGATTGACCCCTTGTACGAGTTCTTGAGGTCCGTAAACCCAGACCATGGCCCCTTCTGGGTTGATCGGTTCATCCTTCACCTGCTTATGTTCTATGACGTAGGCGGGGCCGTGAAGTGCGCCAGCTCTAGCGACCACCTTAACTTCTGGACCTACGTCAAGGAGGGGTACGATGGGTTCCCCAGGGGGACCAACCGCAGACACTCTCGCGGTGACTTGGGCCGAGCTTACATGGATAACCTGTCTACTCGCGGCGACCCCACAGAGATACTGGAGGGCATGTACGCCCCCACGTACACTGGTCTAGTCAACCAGGTGGATAGGTACTTCAAGGGGTGCGGCTTTGGCCCGTACTTCATCTGGAAGGTAATGGACTTCCAGGATCGTTGCCTGCGCCGCCCGGTCGACATTACTCTGGCCGAGGCCGTCAAGTATCTGCCTGACGAGCCCAGGAAGGGGGCTATGCTGGTGTTCCCAGGTCTATCCCTGGGGGAAGCCCTGAGCCGAATATCCGAACATATTAGCCAGTACGATGCCCCCGGCATCCCCAGCCGTAAGTGCGGATTGCCGGAGGCAGAGAGCCTATTGTGCGCCCTCCGGGGGTACGTCAAGGGTACGTACCACCACGGCAAGGACTTGGAGGAGCGGCACAGGCAACTGGCCGGCTTCCCGTACCTGTTGAAGTACCTCCCACCTATCCCAAGGAGAGAATATGTCCGCAGTGCGCTGGTCACCTCGTGAGGTTCTAGCTAAAATGAGGTCTACGGCCCGAGGCAAGGTTTTACCTACTATGGACCAACTACTTAGTATGGTTCCTGTGGATATGAAGTGCTCGGAATGTAGTAAGATCATGGTGTGGAATACACCCAAAGGAACGCCTAGGGTGGACTCTATAAGTCTACAGCACTGGCCAGATGGGTCTATGAGTTTAATCTGCTTCTCGTGTAACGCGAGACTTCAAGGGGATTGGAGTCTCCCACCTAAGGGGTACAAGAAGTGTAGCAGATGCCAAGTAGTAAAGGCTTACGATGGCTTCCACAAGAACGCTAGTGCATGGGACAATCTAAATAATGAGTGTAAACTATGCGTATCCTACAGGGATAGCGTTAGGGGCAAGAAATGAGCGCACGTTGGTTACCAAGAGATTATCAAGAGGTCGCCCTAGAGTGGATGATCGAGAAGCCTCATTGTGGGCTCCTCCTTGACCCCGGCCTGGGCAAGACCTCAACGACTCTCGCCGCCACCGACTTCCTGAAGGGGTACGGGGCCATCCACCATACGTTGGTAGTGGCCCCCCTCCGGGTCGCCAAGACCGTCTGGCCGGTCGAGGCCAAGAAGTGGTCGGACTTTGAGCATATGACTATATGCGACCTCACGGAGCTGACCAGGAACGATCGGGTGGCCCTACTCAAAAGGAAGTTCGATGTGTACGTCATCAACCCTGAATCGCTCACGAAGGTGCTTGAGCTTGACCCCTGGCAGTATCTTCCGCTTGACTGCCTCGTCATCGATGAGAGCACAAAATTCAAAGACTCCCAGACTCAGAGGTTCAAAGCTCTTAAAAATCACCTACACAAGTTTGCCCGAAGAGTCATACTCACTGGTACGCCCGCACCTAATGGTCTTGCTGACCTCTTTGGACAGATGTACGTCTGCGATATGGGTAAAACGCTGGGCGCCTTTATCACTCACTTCCGCCAGAGATACATGCATCAAAGCCATGACGGCTTCTCTTGGGTCCTGTCACCGGGCGCAGATGTGGAGATTTATGAACGCATTAAGGGCAAGCTGCTCCGAATGATGGCTGTGGATCACTTGGAAATGCCCGAGCTGATCAACAACTACATTGAGGTGAAGTTGGCCCCGGCGGTGATGAAGAAGTACAAGGAGCTGGAGCGGGACTTCCTGATCAAGATCAACGACGAGACGGTGCCGGTATTCAACACTGCCGCGCTCGGAGTCAAGCTCCGCCAGGTAGCCAACGGCTTCATCTACAACGAGGACCACGACGCCATAGGGATCCACGGGCACAAGATGGAGGCCCTCCTGGAGCTAGTTGAGGAGATGCAGGGTCGCCCTCTGATCATCTGCTACGAGTTCATCGAGGACGCCAATGCCATAGAGAAGGTGTTCCCCGGGGCGGTCAACATCAGTAAGCGCCGGGACACCCTCAACGTGGTCAACTCCTTCAACGCGGGCAAGATTCCCCTCCTGATCGGCCACCCGAAGTCTATGGGACACGGACTCAACTTACAAGAGATCTGTAAGGACATCTGCTGGTACGGAATCACCTGGGACCTGGAGCTGTACCAACAAGCCATTGCCCGAATCTGGCGGCAAGGTCAACCCTCCCCGATTGTTTCTTGCCACCATATTGTTGCGAAGGACACGAAGGACGAGGAGGTGGTCAAGGCGTTGGCTGTGAAGGATGCCACCCAGGGGGCCCTCAACGACGCATTAAAAACCGTACCCCCAGCGCGGTGATCTAGGTTAAAATAGGGCTTCCGTCACTAAGGAGAGAACCAGTGGAAGAGAACCTAGCCGAATGGTCGCTTGAGAAGTTGCGACGTAAAGCCGCCCAAGAATGGGAAATGGCTGGACTTGCCCGTATGGACGGAGACTCTAAGGATGCCGCTAAGCATACCGACAAGGCTCGCATATACGACTTGGAAATTTCCAACAGAGAGGAGAACCAGTGAGCTTAGACTTGATTTACCCCGGCAAGGATGTCGGGACGGCCGTCAAAGGCCTGGAGGACAATTGGCTTATCTCGGGGCCGATCCGAGCAACCATGCACCTCGCAAGCGTATGGTGGACCCTGGAGCCACAGCTGTTCACGAAAGTGACGGCGACATCGTACTCGATGGGCGGCAAGAACGTGTTCGGCCCCAACTTCAAGGATCACCCATGGGTACATTGGGCTCTGGAAAACGACCGCAACTACGCCTGGTTGTACTTCTACGCATCCGACATGTGCGAAGAATACGTGAGGCGATTCAGTCACATGAACCGCCACGGTATCGCGCGTATGCTGGAACTGTTCGAACACATGCCAGAAGCGATCCCTGAGGGGGTCTGGACCGAGCCAACCTTTGCCGCAGGCGTGGAGTTCAAGGAATGATCAGCCCATCTAACAAGATCATCAAAATCCATGGCTGCTCCGGGGCGGGCAAGACCACTGCGGTCCGGCACTTCATGGCGGCGGGGGTCTACCGGCCCATTCGTAACACCTTGGGCAAGGTCGAGGCCTACGTGGACGACAAGGCTGAGAACTTCGTCCTGGGCAGTTACGAGAGCAACTGCGGGGGCATGGACACGGTCGGGTCGGCCAAAGAGGTCATCGATCTAGTGGACCTCTACGCCCCGATGGGGAACGTCGTCTTTGAGGGGCTCCTACAGAGCACCTACTACGGGGCCATGGGAACCCACTCCCAGAAGTACGGGGACAACTACATCTACGCCTTTATGGATACCCCCATAGAGACTTGTCTGGAGCGGGTCATCGCCCGCCGCAAGGCCAACGGTACCACCCGAGCGTTGAACCCACAGCTGACCCGGGACAAGCACGACACCATCGTGAGCCTACAAGGTAAGCTGGAGTCGCGTAAGATAGCCTTCCGCCACCGCACGGCCACCCTCAACCATAAGGGGGACCTGGTCGCCCAGCTCAAGGAGTTACTCAAATGAACAGCGTACAGTGTCTCATCACCGGTTGTAACTTCGTTGACCCCATCGGTCAGAAGTGGATCCACGGCGACCTCCACCAACTGATGGACATCCTCATCTTCAACGCCCACGGCTGCGAGTGGCAATTCGAGCCTATGGAACCTGGCGACATGGCGGTTCTCTGCCCCGACTTCTACGAGAAGCACGGCCAAATCGTGTTCCCTCTCGCCCTGTCCCAGTTCAACCTCGCGGCGAACATGTACATCAACGACATGATCGAGAAAGAGAAGGCACGAAGCAAGGTGCGTCAAGCCATGAGCGGCGGCTTCAACGGGAACAAGAAGGGGCACTGATGTTGATCGGACTCCGCCAGGGCTTCGTGACCTTCGGGTCGGTAGCCCACCGTATCCTTAAGCAGTGCTTGGAGGACGAGTTCGTCAACCATAACAGCCTCAGGAGAACCATAGATAGTACTGCCGTCGCTACCACGCTGAAGCGGCTGGTAGAGAACAAGATGCTCTTTGAGGTGGGGCGCCATAGGTATCCCCACGTCAACAAGTCCTGCTCAGTCTACGCCTTGGACCGTAAGTCCAAGTACACGCCGTACAGGATACTCACCCGCACTGAACGCACACAAGCGTACAGACATCGTAAGCAGCATCAAGTAGCCTCAGTCTTTGACTGGAGAGGAACCCATGAAGTATCTAGATGACTTGCTACATTGGATCACGGAGCGGGAGAACATCCGCGTCAAGAAAACCTTTGAGCTGACTCCCCCGCCGTGGACGGATGACCCAATCATCGCTAATAACCGGTGGTGTAACGTCTACCGTGAGGACGACAAGGTCACCAAGTGGATCATGGAGAAGTGGATTCCACACCAGCGGTCGATCCACGACCAGAACCTACCCATCGCCCTCTGTATCGCCCGCCTCGTGAATTGGCCCGACACGCTGGAGCAGTTGGGCTATCCTGAGCACGGTTGGACACCCGTCTACCGTCAGCACTTCCTGGATACGTTCGCCAATAGGCGGAAGATGGGACAGAAGTCCTGGACCGGGGCGTATATGGTCACAGGCGGATTTTCTGCAGGCGGCGAAACCAAAGAGGTCATCATCGCTCGTGTGCTCGACGGGGCCTCGGACAAGTGCGACGGATTCATCATTGACCGCCCCAAGCGGCTCTCTGAAGCAGCTATGATCCTGTCGACGCCGGGCATCGGCCCCTTCCTGGTCGCCCAGGTGATCGCAGACCTCAAGCATACGGGTCATCTGCGACACGCTATCGACTACATGGATTGGTGCGCCCCCGGCCCCGGCTCGATGATGGGCCTCAACTTCATCCACGACCGGCCCCGCGCCCAGTCTATCGGGGGGAAGCAGTTCATCGAGGAGGTGAATGAAATTCAGCGATTCATCGCGGACAACCTGAAGCTGGAACTCTGCGCTCAGAACACCCAGAATTGCCTCTGCGAACTCAGCAAGTACGTCAGAGCCAAGTATTTCAACGAACGGCTGAAGAACAGCTACATCCCAAAGGAGCAACCATGACTGAACAATCCATCCTGGCCATCAACGGCTTCAATATCTCCCTCCCCGTGGGTCTGCCTGAGGTGTTGAACACCCCGGTGCGGGACTCCTACCAGACATTCCTGAGGACCAGCACCAATGACGTCCGTCGCCATCTGACGTGCGCTCC